CAAGAAGGATTCCAATTACTGTCTGTCAACTCTACACCGCATCTCCTACAATCTTGATTAATGTGTTTCACTCCAGTTCTCCCCGACTTTATAGTCTCCGTCCAGTGGACAGTTTAGATTAAAGATACATCCCGCTTCTCTAATAGCTTGGACACCTAGCTTACCTACCTCTACTGCATCATCAAGGTGACACTCTATCTGCCATTCGTCATGTACGTTGGCTACAAACTTAGCATCGTACCCATTCTTAGCTATCTTCTGGTCTAAGATGATCAGTGCTTTCTTCATCACGATTGCTCCTGCACCCTGTAGCAAGGTGTTAAGTGCCGCGTGTTCTGAGCGCACTGTAAGCTTACGTCCGTCTAGTCCTTTAACGAATCCGCTTGTAGCTTCTCTTTGTACTCTGTCCGTAAGTTTCTTAAATGATGGTAGACCATCAAAGAAGCGTTGTCTAAGTCCTTTACCATGCGCCCTACCTCTTCCAACCACAGACCCAAGCTTTGCATCTCCTGCTCCGTACAAGAGGGCATAGATGAAAGTCTTTGCTTGATCTCTTGATTTAAGCCCTGCAAGGTTTTGATTAGCGGTGTGTATGTCTCCGTTGAGAATTTCATTTGTATAGCCCTCGTCATTTAAATAATGTGCTAACATTCTAAGCTCAAGCCCAGAAGCGTCAATCCCAACCAGACGATAGTTCTCTGGCACTGTCCAACAAGATCGGCAATCTTCGCCATACGGTGACGAACTACTAGGAATTTGAGCCATGTTAGGATGTGAATGAGTCATGCGCGATGTCACTGCACCATTAGGATTGACGTAACCATGTACCCTTCCAGTAGTTTCATCAAGCTCCTTTATCCAACTCTTAGTTTGAGCCAAGCGTTTCTGTACCATCAGGTACTTAGCAATCAACAAAGCCTGTGGAATACCTCTAACTTTATTTAGTGTTGCTTCGTCCACGATGGGCTGACCTGTAGGTGTAAGCTTCTGTGGCTTCCAACCAAAACGAATCAGGTACTCACCAATCTGCTTACGTGAGCCTAAGTTAAAAGGCGTTTCAGTTTTACGAGCAATGGGCTTACAGTCTATGTCCAACGATAGTCTCTCATGCTCCTCGTCAGATAGCCGCACACCACTACCGTGTTGATCAGTGGCTGTCTTGGCTACTGCGCCTGTTGCTATGAACTTAGGTGTCAGTATCTGAGTAGTGACTACAGGCCGGAACTCTTCCTGTACCTCTGACTCTAGATCATGTAGCTTAGTTTCAAACATAGCCATTAAAAGCATTGTCTTTTGAAGGTCTAAAACAAAACCATTGTACCGTTGCTGATCAATGATCTTAGCTACTGCATGTTCTATCTGTACTGACTCAGGTGTGAAGCCGCGACTCTCAACCTTGAGTGCTTCATATACTTTAGTATTAAGAAGTACATCATTCTTACAATACTCTAGCATCTCAGGTGTGTACTCGTCCCAAGCATCGTCTTGCTTTCCAAAGTCTCCTTTCTTAAAGCCTAGACGATAGCCCCACCCTTCAAGTCCGTGGTTGCCTTCGCGTGTTGGCTTGAAGAGGCGTGACAGTACGAGTGTATCAACGATCTTCTTGTCGAACAGGTCTATGCCTGAAATTTTCTTAATGACAGGGATGTCATAGCCTATCAAGTTATGGCCTATCAGTTTAGTTGCGGCACGTAACAGACCGTACCCTGCTTCTAGCTGAGTGTTGTCAAACGTGAACACATCCTTTGTGTCTACGTCTTGAGCCACGATGCAATGAATCTTTGTGGGGTCTAAGCCGTCTGCTTCTATATCAAATACTAAGTTACTCATATTATTTCCTCTGCGAACTGCGATTCATCATAGTCATCAAGCTCTCTGAGCCGTCCTGTACTGTTATCATACAGCAACTGAGAAGCAATGCCAACATCTCCGGTGTACCTAGACTTCAACACCCTGACCTTTGTGGTCGATGCTTCTATCTGATCATCTGATTGTTGGTTACGCTCCAGTGCAATCACACAGTCACTCAACTGAGCAATACTTTGTGACCCTCTGAGATGATTTAGTCCTGTCTCTATTCCGTTCTCATGCCCACGGTTGCCCTCTACTCTGCGGAGGTGTGACACTAGGATCATACCGCACCCTGTCTCCTCTACCATAGTACGCAATCGGTGCATGATCTGATCAATAGCTTTACGCTCGTCGTTCTCAAGCGTAGACAGAACAAGCATGTGAAGGTGGTCAACTATAACCCACTTACAATCTAAACCAATGATCATGTAGCGTAGCTTACTAAAGATCTCTTCAAGGTTATTGACACCGTGATGGGCGTGTACCCATACCCGACCTTTGTTCTCGCCCATAAAGACTTTGTTGAAGTAGCCATCCAGTTCTTCTTCACTGAACTCAGCCTTAACACTATCAAGATGTAGCTTGGCGTTTGCTTCCACTGCCATGATACCTTCAGCAGTACGTGACCAACTCTCTTCAAGTGCTAACACACCTACGTTATCTTCTGTTTTATTTATCAACCAGTGTTCAATCTCTCTGGTCACAGAAGACTTACCTAGTCCTGTGCCGCCTGTAAGGGTCACAAGCTCACCTGCTCTCATGCCTTCTAGCTTCTTGTTGAGGCCATACCAAGGATAAGGTATAGCTGTTTTCTTTTCTGACCGTAGCTTCTGATATGCTTCAAGCTGTTCGGACATGTTCAGTACACCAGAAGGTGTATAAAGTTTAGCGTCCCAAAAAGAACTGACGTACTCTGCGTGTCTACCCTTGCGTAACATATCGTTAGCATCTTTGTAGTCTACTGGCAGTGTCATTATCTTAGCTTTCTTGGGGGTGAGTAGCTTAGCCACAGCTATCGCGGCTTCCTTGCCCACCTTGTCGTTGTCAAAATTAATACAGATAGTCTCGAATGACTCAAGGTACTCAAGACTATTCTTAACATCGCCCACTCCACCTGACGCACCTGATCTAATAGAAACGACAGGCCACTTACTCCCCATAAGTTCATAAGCGGCCATCGCATCACACTCACCTTCTACTAAAGTTATAAACTTACCACCTGCTTTGAACAGGTTCTCGCCAAACAATCCTACATCCTTCGGGCTACCTGTCCACGCAAAGTTCTTATCCTGCCTACGAACCTTGGTTGCCGCGAACTCATGCCCATTGTAGTAAGGGTAGTAGTGCTTGTCTATCTTCGTGCCGTTGGTTGTTGATTTAACACCGTACTTCTTCGCTGTTTCTAAACTTATCTTGCGGTCAGTCAATGCATTGTATGTAGCTGTTGAGTTGTGGTTCATTGTACTGTCCTTGGGACACTCATCAAATTCCGTTAAGGTGTCGAGTTGTTGCACTTCCGTTGTGCCGTAGTCTGGTAAATATGTACTGCAACTGAAGCACCACCCAGATCCATTAGCGTTAACTGAAACTGGGTCGCTCCCTCCACAAGCAGGACACGGTTGCTTATGTTTAACAAAAGGCAAGAGCCTTACTCCTCAGTTATTTCTACTTCCTCTGTAGCTATCGCCTCGTCCGTGAGGTGGTTAGTTTTAAGATCGTTGATCAGCGATACACTAGCTGATTTCATAAGCCCGATCATTATCTGTGCTTCACGCATTCTAGTATCTGCTTCTACTAAGTGTGCTACGATTAAGTTACCATCATCTGATAGCAACTCTGTATCATAGTTAACTTCATCTACTGTGACAATTCCCATTACAGTTCGTCCTCCATTGCTGTCTCTACATAAGCGCCATCAAACTCAGCACCGTCTGGTGTCCCTACCTCTACTAAATCAAGAACCTGCATTGCTTGAAAGTCTAAGCCTTTGAACGAGCCATACTTATTAGTAACTTCCCACTCGTTGTATTGCACCTTCACTGCTGAGCCGTTGCCGACCTGTGCATCTAAGGGTTGCTTGAACTTATCTACTAGCTTTGGTGCTTGTCGTATCGCTCCGTCCTTACCGTCAACCTTACGCTTAATTAAAATAGATGGGCCTTCATCCATCTGCTTGATGGTGTAGCCGCGTGATTTAAAATCTTCTGCGGTAGCCTCGTCAATAACTAGGTTGACTTCATACGTAGGCTCAAACCTTGTGTTGGGTGTAAGGACTGATGCCCACATTGCTGTACCTTCTAAGATAGCCATATTACTTTTCCTTTATGTCGTGATTGAAATTGAATGTGGAGTATACCACAGTGGTGTAACCTTGTCAAGCTTTACTTTTCATTAACGTATCATACTCAGTACTGTCAATAATAAACTGTATGACAGACTGCTCTTTAACATTGTACATAACACAAGCCCTGCTCAACGGTGTCTTACCATCCACCACCTCTGTCGCGGCTCTAGCTGTTGCAACTGCGGCAGGGCTTGGACTACCTGATATGCTCTCTGCGAACATTAGTTCCTCTCCTCGTCTATCATTAGCTCTGAAATGTACAGCAGTTTAATAGCCACTGCCATTGTTATAGTACCTACAAATAATAAAACAATATTATATATCATACAAACCTCACTTCAATAGTAGAAAAACGACTGCAAAAAAGTATGCAATTGAACATAAGAATAGGAACCTAATCACTCTTACAATTGCTACAGGCTTAGGCTCTTGCTCCAGTACATTATTCTTTATCCATCTTAGTAACCCAAGGCCAGTGTCGCTCAGACAGTTTACTGCTTTCATCATCATCTTCTTTTAACTCCTCTCTATTGTATTTAAAGATAGCATCAAAGTTTGAACTGTACTTCTCTGTGTCTACCTTACGTTGTCTATCACCTTTGCCACCATGCGTAGCATCACCCATCTTAATCGTCCATCCATATCTTACCTAGCGTGATAATCATAAACGGTAACATCAGCACTGTGCCTTCAAAGGATGCCGTACCTGCATCGCCTGTCTCTGAATTAGTTATCCACACTGGTCGGCTGTCTGCAAACTCAAGGTCTAAACCTACACCGTTTCGTAGGTCAAGACTCAAGTAGTATTCTCCAAATGATTTAGTCATGTTACACCTCTATTTTAAACGGCAACTTACAGCCAGAAACATCTTGGCCTGTAGGTATAGCATCGGTCAAGTACTTGGCGGTTGCCCGACCAAGCTTAGACGACACGCCATTCGAGAAGCTCACGTTAGCAACAGTCCCTTCTTGTACGTCAAAAGATGCCACAAAGCTTATCGCCTTTCTGAATTTTAGACGTTCGATGTACTGCCCAAAGCTCACCTCACCTGTAGGTAACGGACAAACAATAGCTACTGTCTCAACCACTACAGGTTCAGGTAATACAGCGATAGGCTCAGGCTCAACTACTACTGGTTCAGGTAATACAGCGATAGGCTCAGGCTCTACAACCTGTGGCGGTGGTAACGTGGCTAATTCTCTAACTTCTTCCAACTCTATGCGCTGTGAAGCTATCCTCATTTGTAAGACGCTGATCTCTTCGCCATCTATGACATTGCTAAGCATACTCTCCACGATCTTTGACTGCGATACAGCCCACTGATCTGACAGCGCACCAAGCTTTGCCGCTTGTGAATCATATACTTCGCTCAGAGATAGATAGTTGTCTGATACTGCCTCCAGTTTAAAAGACTGTACGTTTAGCTCACGCTGTAGATCACTGATCTGTGACACTACGTTGTTATGATCTATCTTAGCCGTCACTGCTACGTAAGCCACTGCCCCTGCTAAGATTGTTGTTGTTGCTATGTTAAATGCTTTCATATTATGCCGCCTTTAAGAATGGGTGAGAGTTCACAGCCTGTCTAATCAATTGCTGTCTGTCGTTCTGGATTGATGCAATGTTTAGCTGACTAGACTGCCGCACTGCGCCAAAGTGTGTAGACCAATCAGTCATAGCATTGTACACAGCCCAGTAGTTGTTGCCAAGTCTTTTACGATATACACTGGAGTATACATTCCACATATATTCTAAGCTTGTGTTACGCCTTGGCATGGCATTTAAATGGGACACCGGATTAGGATTAGATGCAACCTCATTTAAATCTAACTTAACTCCAAGTGCATTACAGAAGAATGCAAAGGCCGCCATGCCTGTAGTTTCAGTCTGTTGCCACTCTCTCCAAAGCTCTCTCTCGTTTTGAAATACATCGAGCGCCTTGATAATAACATTAGAACCGTGGTCAATGTCTAAGGATTTAGTGTGCTTAGCTTTGTAGATAGCCACGCCCCCACTGATAAAGACTTGAAGATTAGTACACGCTGACTGTGTTGCCGCCACGCTCATAACAAAAGGCCAAGTACCATCTAAAGAAGTCATGGTCAACAAGCTAAGACTAGCCCTATCACCATCCCCTGTTTCGTATGTATGGGCAGGGAGGTCATGGTGTATAAACATCCTAGCCCCATTGTGACTTGTCCTTATCCTCTCTGTAATACCTGTAGTATCCAGTGGGCTACGTTCCAATAAGGTTCTAGCCTTATCTATACAGGACTTAGGCTGTAAGCCATTGTAGTTATGACCATGTATACCTAGCTCTTCGCTTGTATCGGTGCGATAGGTAACAGACTTGGAGCTTGGTATAAGCCACTTATCTCCAGAGGCATAAGTCAATGGTGCAGTAGCTATATCAAAGTCAGCTTCACCATAACCCCCATCCCTTAGTGATTGAATATCACTGTTGTTGCTAAACATATTAAGTATAGTACTCATCTTTCTTTTTCCTGTTTTGGTTTAATAAAATTAATGATAACATAATTTAAAACAAAATGCAAGCTATATCTTATTTCCTTTTCCTCTTGACTTTCAAGCTGATCTATGCTATAATAGACTTTATAGTTTAAAAAGAAAAGAGAAAAGAAAATATTAACATAACCCTTCATAGTCTTTATAGACTATATAGTGAGATCGGTTTCAACCTCCAAAGCATAATCATCCTCATGTACAAAGGCATCCGCTACATCTCTATAGGTTAAGAGAGAAGAGAAACAAAGGTTGCACTCCGCTGTCTGGTCGTGGTGTTCTACAAACATTGTCAAGCACGTTGAACATTCATGGTAGTTGTGCATTGTCTTCATCCTCCGTTGTAAAGATTTGATAGTGAGTGTCCACTACCCTTGAGTCGTACTGTTTATAATAGTTCTTAGCCTTCGCAGACTTCAAAGCCTCCTCCTCATTGGAGGCCGCAACATCTATCATGTAGCCGCGCACCTCCGACACCATCACCTTGTAGGTTTGGATGGGTTTATCCAGATCTATCTGGCTTACTAACTTAGGTATGTTGTTAGCATTCATGTGTTGATAACCTCCATAGTAAGTGCTAACTGTTCCTGTATGGTACGCAGTCTGTTATAGTCACGGCTTAAAACAATGCTTGCTCTCTCGCTCAGTCCTGACTCATTGAGGTCAGCCATTAAGCTGTCGCGCATCTCTTCAAGTATAGCTATTAGAACTTCGAAGTTTTCTTCTGTGAGTACTTTTGTCTCGCCTGTAATTGTAAACATCTTATCTCTCCACTGTTATTTTAAAGTCTGTCGCATCTAGCTCAGCCCTGACCGCATC